CAAAGTCCAAGCAGCAGACGTGTCACAAAGAATTGTTGAGTCATTATCATCAGCCGTGTAAGTTCCGCTTTTTACAATGTAATCTGCACCCTCCATCCTTGAAGGCGAACCACAAAAAACAGTGGATGTACCAGCTAGAGTTATTGCATTATTTGAATTGTTTGAGGAAATTATTGTGGCTCTAGTTAAAGTATCGCTACCCGAAGTCGGGTCGGTTACAAGACCAATACCAACTTCCCAATTGTTACCACTCTCAATAACATAGTAAGTATAGTTTCCATCTCCTACTCCTGCTGCAAAAGTTTGGTAGCCATCTTCTGCACCGGCAAGAGTTATTGTGCCAGTTCCAGTAGTGGTGGTAGTCTCCTTGACTCTATCTCCGACTTTGAAATCATAGTTGTTTGAAGCGTCCGGAGTTTCAAACCAAGCTTCAGAAACAAGGTTAGTTTCACTGGCACTACCGCCACTAGCTCTAACAAACCTAATCCTTAGATCACTATAGTCGGTGATAGCATTGGCTTCAGACGAACTTAGAGTAAAGGTGTAATTAACAAAGGAAGTAGTCAATGAAGAATTGGTGGCCGTAGCTATTTGCGTACTTCCTTGGCGTAGGGATACCGTCAGGCTTGGTATACCATAAGAGCCCGATGGATCACTACCCTTTGCTCTATAGTGAACTATATGGCTGCTAGAACTTTGAGGATCGGGAATATCACTTAATCCAACCTCCATAGTGTCAGATGAGCTAGAGTCATCCGTAGAGATAACATAGTCACTGTCATTCTCTCCGTCAGCCTCGTCTATGCTCTGGTATAAGTTGCTACCGCTTCCGGCTTGGTTTACCCATGAACCGGCTGATACATCTGAATCTGGTCTTGCGTACTGAGTCATAGTTTATCCCCCAAAATTAGCTTTCGGTTATCTTAATCTTAAAACCTGTAAGGGTTAATGTTGCTCCATCTGAAACTGCCTGTGTGCTTCCTAGATCCCAGTAGCACAGAACGTTGTTATTTGCATGCCCGCCGCTACCTCCGGCATCGTCTGTTATAATTGCATATCTAGCATTTGCTATTGCTGAACCGCTAGCAGTCCATGCGCAGTCTGGCACAGTAATCTGACCAAAATCGCTGGTATCGTCTTCAGCGACAAGGAAGCCTGTGCCTCTAGCCTTGGTTAATTCTCCATAACTGCCACCAGTAGATTCGGCTGAACTTACATCACTAAATGTATTTGTATCAGCACTGAGACTCGCTGAACTTGTTAATAGATGTACATAGTAATTGGTCGGTTCATCTTGAGCTCTAAAAGCCATAGATAATACAAGCTTTTTGCCTCTATTTGTCATTCCTGCCATAATTATTCTCCATTTCTAGGTAAACTACACTCTATATTATATACACAAAATCAATAAAAAAACCGCCTCACTATAAAAATAATGAGACGGCTTTAAGGCAAATGGTGCTCTATATATTAGAATGAGCCAGCGATAACTCTTCTATTATCGAGTACACCGAAGCCAATTTCGGCCCAACCGTAATAACCTTGACGTTGGTGTCTGTGAAGAGCTTCGTCTTCATAAACTTCAACCTCTTTCTTGACAGGCATTACAAAGCTGTCGCTACTTGCTTGGTCAAGACCAATGACAAGCTCAACATCGCTATTAGGTCCGAGACTTCCACCAAGATCGTCATCAAAGTACTTTTGATACTCTTGATTGTGACCAAACTCGAACAAGTCGTGTAGGTTCACACCGAACAGGCGGGTAAGAGGGGCACCATCGTCAGCTGCCACGTAGATTTCACGACGTGAAACTTCGTCAAGCTGATCAACTCCCCAGTTGCGAATATCTTCAACGGCTTCTGGAGACATGTAAAGATCAGTCAAACGACCATTAGCAGTAACGCTGTTACCGCCGCCGTTTCTTCTCATAACAGTCTTCATGAGCGATACAAGACGCTTAGTGAACTGACCAGCAGCTGCATCAGCATCGTATACCAAGATATTTCTGTCAACAGCAGCGGCTAGCAATGTATGCCATCCGTCGTCATTGATTTTCTTTACAAATGATGCTTCCAAAACTTGCATTGCGCGAGCAATAACGTTCCAGTTAGCTTCACGGGCATACTTCAGCAAGAAGTCAATCGAGCTGGTAATTCCGTAAGTGTTAACCATGACGTAATCGCCTTCGACGCTACGTTCTGGAATACGACCATGACCGGGATTAGTATAAGCAACATGCTCATTTTCTGTTCCCGGAGCGAGTAGGTCGAGAGGAAATTCAGGCGTTGCACCCGGTTCAAGTGGCATAGCTTCATAAATGGAAGTTACGACATCACCGAATAAAACACCTTTACGTAGCGGCAACTCCAAAGCTTTTGCGATTTCTCGCTGAGCTTCAATAGCTACTGCTTTATCTGAACTACCGGATTGCTTTAGCAATGCGATAAATTCATCAGAAGGACGTTCTTTCATATTCATTATCTTATTCTCCTTTATGAGCTAATTATGCACTTGTCTTATGAATGCCGTTAGGAAGGTTAATTTCAACTTTAGCATAACCATCTTCATCAACTGAAGATAGGAAGCGTCCAATTGAAGACCCAGAGTTTCCATTGTCGTCGCCAACACATCCACTATTGGCGATTGTGCCGTCAAACTGGACAAAAGCATGTTCACCAGCCACAGCAGCTGTTTGGCAGCTTAGACTATTAGTTACAACATATCCCTTACGAAGGATAGTTACTTTACCACCTTTTTGAACTTCATCTTTATGCTGATTAATGTGCTGACGAGTTAGGTCAACATTAACCATGTCATTCAGAAGAATACCAATAGGGGCTTTACCAGAAGCAGCCGTGTAAGTAACCAAAGCTCCACCTTGGTCCATAGCAGCACCACTACCACCAGTACTGATTGAAACTACACCACCTCTAGTAGCGACTTCATTCATGAAGAAGCTAATATCGGTTTGCAATTCATTTCTATCTGATTTAAGAGCCATTTTCTATTTCTCCTTGTTAAATTACTTAAGGTTCGCAGTTGATTTCAGAAGAGAACCAAACCAATCGCTAGCGGTAGCTCGAAGTTCCACTGTTGGATCTTCTTCACTAACAGCTTCAGCCATAGCTACGTCTTCTTCTACTTCCACTTCATCGAGATCTTCTGCGACAGCTTCGGAATCGTCGATTTCTTCTTCAAGAAGTTCGTCTTCAGCTTTGCCCTTTTTAGGAGCCATTGCAGCTGGAGCTTCTTTATCTTCTTCTTTTTTATCCTTCTTTGCAAAAGGATTCTCTTTCTCAGCATCTTTTTTGTACATTTTAGCAACAATAAAGTCGAAAGTAGAATCATCTAAACTTTCAAACTGAGCTAAAGTTTCTTCAATCTCTTCTTCTTCAACGCCAGCCTGAGTTAAGGCGGCAATTCGTCTTTCAATCGCAGCAGCTTTTTCGATTTCAGCAATTTTTGCAACCGCTTCTTCTTTAGCAGACTCTGCTCCGGACAACGCTTCCTCAAGTTCATTAACTTTTGCAAGAGCATCCTCAATTTCTTGTGACTTAGCACTAATGGCTTCGTCTTTAGCAGAAATAGTTTCTTCAAACTTTTGCAATTGACTTTGAATTGCTTCTGTTTTCTGAGCTTCCATTTCCTGCTTCATAGTTTCGTTGGCTAACCGTGCTTCAGTAAGTTCTGTTCGCAGGTCTTCCAACTGTTTCTGTAATACATCGGACATATTAGTCTCCTTTATTGATGAAACAGTCACTAATTCACTTTCACATTCACTAAAACTTTTACTGTCATTTTGAAGTATGACACTGCGAGGATTAGCAGGTTTAGAAACCAAGCCCTTGCCAGAGAAAGATATATTTCTTAATAATCTACCTACCGTGTAACCCTCATACTTTCCTGTTCCCCCGTAAGCTCGAAGATGTTTCGACAAAAACGCCGAAGCTTCCTCTCTCCTAACAACTTTCATTTCGCCCTGTGAATCTTTTAAGGCGTAATCAAAATTTGGGAACAAACATTCCATAGATACAAACCATCTATTTCCTTCTTCTACTTCTTCTACTATTGTGTTCATTCTCTCTCGGAGTTCGGGATCACTCCAAGATTTATATAAAACTGCATTTGTGATGATGTTAAATTCTTTAGGAGAGCCAGCTTCTTCCCATTCGGCTTCGCTTTCCATAACATTTCCATCAAAGTCTACAACATAGTTTCCTGTTATATGACCTATAATGTCTTTTTCATCATGCATGTAATTGAATTGCTTGTCTTCAGGAGTAGCCCGAGCGATCCACATTTCTTCAGCATCAAAAACGTCATCGTTTTTATTCCACCCAGTGCTAACTAAAACAGAACTCAGATAATATAGATCTATCTGCTCCTTGTTTTCGGCCTGAGTTCCCATATAGGATAAAGCGATAGCCTTGTCATCTTCTAACAAGCTATCTATACTATTTGGGTTTTCTTCTTTGGAAAGAATTGGAACCTCGTATGCAACTGTGGTATTGGACTCTATGACCTCTTGTAGGCCGTCCTCTATTTCTTGCGCATAAACTTTCATTTTTATATTCTCCTTATCCTTTAATACACAAAAAAGCGGATTAAACATCTTTTTTGCATTAAAACTAAGAGAGTTGAGTAAAGACCGAAGCATAGATATACCTCATTTCATCTATATTTGGTTTTCTGTTTTGTTTCTTCGAGAACGCAGCGACTGAAGATTCAACGTTTGTTCTGAAACTTTCAGACGGTTTAGTGTTGCCATCTATAATCTGTTTGATTATGTCCGCGTTGATTTCCGTAAAGGGCTTAATACCAGTAAGTATACATAGTTTAAGATATTCTAACTGGTCAAACTCACTCTTTGTTAGACTTCTAGCGGTCTTCTTATTAAAGTGAGCTAGTGCCATAGGCGTAACAAGTTCTGCAATTGTTTTCTGGGTTTCATACGCCCATAAAGTTGTTGCCACAGAATCACCAGATCTAGGTAAAACCCTTTTCTGTTTACGTTTTTTAGTATCTCTAGAGTTTAGAGGCCTGCCGCCTTCAGGCTCAACCAAATTTGGTTTTTTCTCTTGTTCTGGCTGTTTTGAGTCTATATCTAATTTATTAACCTCATCAACTTCTGAAGGGGGTAAGCCTAATTTATTTAGGTACATGTCTTTATCAAGAATATCTTTAGTTAACGCTATCTTTGCTACGTCTTCTTTGTGTTGAGGATTATGATATGGGCCCGCTTTGTTTGGAGATAGTGTATCTGACACTCTTGCTTTTTCCTCTCTACGAACTCGTATCTTTTCAATATTCGGGATTTCTCTAAATCTTTCGAGCAGTGTTTCATGAGAAATGATATCTCTATCAGCAAGCTGTACAAGTAATTGTTTCTGGGCGGCTTCGTCAGACAGTATGATAGAATCAAAATGTATCTCGGCGGGAAATCTAAAGCCCATAGCCTTTTGTATAAGCTTAATTTCATGTTGCCAGAACTTTTTCAGAATCTCTCTACCGTATTCAAGTCTTTCAATAAGTGTCTTCAGAGAAACATAATTATTTGTATAGCCTCCACTAGCTCCAGCAGCGCCAGTTAAAGTTGGAGGTATACCAAGTCCCGCATATACACTAGTTAAGACGGGCTGATATTTTTCCGAACCTAAAAACTTGTAAACCTGCGTACTGCTTTCTTTGAAGTCAATCTCTGGACCCCAAACCAAATCCATTGTACCTCCACCAACATTACTAGCAAGGATATCTCTGAGCTTATTGATTGCCGCCTTTGTCGGTATGATTTTGTGATCTAAGTCACCGATTCTCCACAGTCTTACATTTGATATAGCTCCGTCAAGAGCTGCCAAATCTGCTAGCTTCATTTTTTCCAGCATTATGATATCATCCAAGATTGCGTATATCATAGGATTGGCCCACATATTCCAGTCATCTTTTTTGTAATGAAACATCATTAGCTTGTCTTTGTCTAGAGGTATGTCTCTTTCTCCTCCAGAGAACTTATTCATCACACTCTGCGGTAGGGGCTTGTTTTTGCCCTTTCTTCCATTATACATCATTAAAGAGTTTATGGTTGTCTTTGAGACTTTTAGTACATACTCAATATCTCCAGTAAACATTGCAGCTTCTTTATTCTTTACAGAGATCGCTAGAGGATTTAGAAAATCATACTTCCAAGGTATTGTTCTTTTTTCAAATGGGATCTCCTCAACAGACATATCCGGAGCCGCTGTACTTCTTTTAAGTTCCGCTTCTTTTTTCTTGTTGATCTTAGCGGTTCTTCTTTTTATGGCCACGTTTCCGCATCTGTACAAATAGTTCAAGAATCTTTCAGATCTGTCTTGTCCGTTGACCTGATCAAACCATTTGCGGTAAAACCTCTCTATAGATTTGTTAGGATGCACAAGAGTAAGACCCTGAGAAGCAAAGTCTCCCATTAGGTCGATTACATTTCTAACTATCCCCACTTTATCATATGCAGACATGCACATCTTCATGATCCGCTTTTGTTGGGTAGGGACGGCTTCTCCCGGACGAAACGCTGTATAGTCATTACGGTAAAAGCTTGGCCTTACCGAACGACCGGACTCTACGTCTATAAAAGTCCTATTGTCGTATGCGTATGATTTTTGTATTCCGTCGTATGCATGTACGTTGTCAGAAGACTGAGCATATGCCTTACTCTTCTCTAAATCATCTCCCCATGTCAAGTAAAGATCATCAGCCATTTGTATTACCTCTTATAACAATAGTATTGACAATATGTTTATAGGATATACACAGTATTAGTATATATCTCCCATATTTTCAGTAAACCAAGAAGGTCCGTGATACATTGGACCCGCATCTCTATTATCAAACTGATTGCTCTTTTGTGCAAACCCACCGTAATGATCATATGTTTTTACTGTTCTTTCTATACTCATTTGTCTGGCAGACATATTCGCCATAATTAACGAAGAGTACCTGTCCTTTCTTAGTCTTCTTTTCCTTCCGGCAGCCACTTTTACCTCTGGAGTGTCCCATCTCTCTCTGCCTGTTCCAGTCTGCGTCATTATAATCATAGATAGTTCATTCTTGAGCTCTTCTATCTCCATAACACAGTCTTCTAGGGTATCGTATATTCTTCCTTCTCTTCCGTCTTCTTCCGCCGATAAACCCAAACTAACCGCATCAAAATCGGGGAATAGCACAAGCCTGTCTTCAAAATCTTTTCTCAACCCATGATTAGCTTCTGCTAGCCAGTCGTACTTCGCAAACTGACACATTTTTAGGATATGTAATCCCGGCTCATCATCCGTGTCTTTTGGCTTGTCATGGTCTATCACTGGCCATATCTTCTGCTCTCCCTCTCTAACCTTATCTTTGTCGTGTAAGGCCTCCATGACCGCAATACCTCCGCCCTGAGCGTCAAGGGCTATTTCGGCACAAGGGAACACTCTCATTAGATTTCTTATCTTTCTAGCACAGTATGAATAAAAGTCGTCCTCATCTGCCATGTGTGATTTTAACTTTTCTCTATGCTGACTTCTGTTTGTAGTCCAAACATGAACCACTCTACGGTGTGTACCATTTAGTTCTAAAACTACAATACTAAAATTGTCAACCTCGGAAGCCGGGTCAACGCCAAAAATATATTTTTTACCCGGATCGCCTTTAAGCATAACTTCAAAACTAATAGGTGTTTCGCCAATAATAATATTGTTCTGGTCAGACGCTATGCAATTTTCTATTAACGATCTTTTGAAGAAGCCCTGACTGTCTGTCGTAAAACAAGCACCATATTCCATTTGGAAAATACCAGAGTGTACCGTAGCTCTAGCTCTTTCTATCTGGCCTTCATCCATAAATCCGTCAGGTAGTGTCGTTACTGGCATCCTAATGACAGAGTATTCATCCCAAGCAAAGTTGTCTGGCACATTATCTCCAAAAACTTCTTGGAGTTTAAATCTATCGCCCTTACTGTTTACAATTGATCTATATCTCTTCCAGTATTCAGCAAAGTGGTTGAAATCGTAATAAGCCGTACCGGATAATATTATTTGGTTGGACTTGTCATTGAACTGAGCTGGCTGTTCTGGTACATACTGTACACCAAGTTCCTCGGCTCTTTTCTTTCTAGCTCTAGTCTTTACTTTCTCTATAGGTGAAGCACTAACCGCAGCAAAACCAGCGACAACGTTTTCAAAAATATCTCTTGGTATAGATGCGAACTCATCAGCAATAATATCATTAGCGCGTTGACCACGAATCTTAGAGCCGTCACCAAGAGGCAGGCATGTTATTGTACTGTCTCCAATATGCATGACACATCTGTCTACATCTCTTCTAGGGCCACTATTAGAGCCGCACAGATCCCTCAGAACCGGCGCGTTCTTCCAAATGGTGTCCATATACTCAAATAGCACTTTCGACTGTCTAAAGGCAGCACCGACGACGATAATCTTTCTTCTCGGCATGAACAAAGCTCTTAGCAAGGGGTAAACCGAAAGAATAAAAGATTTACCCATACCACGACTTCCAACAAGCATCGGAAACTTCTTGTTCCACATCTCTTGTAAGATTAAAGATTGAAATGGCGATATCTCGATATTCAATACATATTTACAGACGAAGGAAAAGTATTCTGGTCTCATCATAAGCCAAGCTATCCTTTCCAACACTTTATCCATATCTCCGTCATGAAATAGGAAGTCCATAGGATTGAATAGGCTGCTCTCGTCTATATCTATTCCGAGCCAAGCGTCTTGTATTACTTTTTCTAGGTTTTCTTTTTTCATTACAGTCTCTTAAGTATATTCTGGATTGAGTTGTTTTGACCTTTGCCAAATAAAATATCTGCAAATCCATATTCGACAGCCTGTTGACCATCTAATATCCAGTCTTCCTTCACATTCAACCTTCTTTTCAAAATTGCTTTGATTTCTTCAAGTTTTTTCCCCTTGAAGGCCGCTCCTTTTTTGCAACACGTAGCATATATCTCGTACATAGTGTTTTTATTGCGTTTAAGGGCCTCAGCGTTCGATATAAACTGCTTTGTTGTGCCAGACGACTCACAAGACCCTTCATGTATTAGCCACTCTGTGTTAGGATGTGTGACTCTCAAGCCCTTACCAAAAACAGCCTGTGGTATTATGCTACCCATAGAAGAAGCCGATCCATAACAAATGAATAGAATTTTGCACTTGCTTGCTTTAATTGCATCGTATATCGCAAAGCCTGCACTTTGATCACCACCAATATTGTATTGATGAATAATTATTGGACTATTATTCAATGACTCAAGCATGGTCAAATTTTTTATAAACTCTACAGCGTGCTTTGATCCCAAGCCATCATCGCCTGATTCGAGGAATATTTCTCTTGTTTGACTGAGTATTCCGTAATCATGCCAGTTAGATAAGGCGGAGTAGATATTGTTTCTGTTGTTCGGTCTATTCATGGAACATTTCGTTTAACCTCTTAAATGTGCTATTAGCTACCAAGAAGGCATTTTTCTTATCATCACAGAAAAGCACATGTATTCCGTACCAAGTCTGATATTCCATTAACGCTCTTAGTAGATACTTTCCTGTTATACGTCTTTTGCTTATTTGCTGCTTTACGTAGTCAGGTCTAGTTTGTTTCATGTAGTCTGAAAAAATTGAATTAGGATAATCTATAAGATCAGACATTGAGAACTCGCAAATAATATACCTGAAAGGGAACTCCTGCATCCTTTTCATTTCTGCGTCAAAAGCTTTTTTCTTTTTACCGAGATTTGTGGCTATCTCTTCTACAGAAAATTTTCTTTCTATGCACACCATATCCTCAAAGCCTTTGAGTGTATAATCACCAGTTTTAAGAGAGCCCTGTTCCATACCGCTACACTTATCGTATTCAGAAAAGTACCAGCCTTTCTGCTCCCTTGTGTCTTGGATAACTGTATATTTTGGTATGGATTTCTTAGCCATCTATCAACCCCAATAAATATGATTCATAGTGATGTTCCTTGCCTGTTACTTCTTTGTGGCAGTTATAACAAAGTGTAATTCCATTACTGGTCTCGTATCTTAAAGATGAGGCGCTGGCCCACTTACGTATATGATGGACATAAACCTTCTTCTTCTTCGTCTTGCACATCTTGCAGGTGAATTTGTCCCGCTTCAGTACATCCATCCTAAACTTCTTGTAGGCTGGGTCGTTGTAATTTCTCATCTATGTCTGCCTCCGTCATTAATTCCGCCAGTTCTTCAAATTTTATTTCTGGTTCCCATCCGAGCTTTGTTCTTGCTTTGGACGGGTCACCAAGTAAGTAATCAACTTCAGCGGGTCTAAAGAATTCAGGGTCAATGTACACGTACTCACTCCAATGACCAAGGTGAGCGTGCTTAAAAGCGCATTCCAAGAATTCCTCAACACTGTGTGTTTCTCCAGTAGCGACGACATAGTCGTCTGGCTCTCCTTGTTGGAGCATGAGCCACATTGCTCGTACATAGTCTTTGGCATGTCCCCAATCTCTCCTTGCATATAAATTGCCTAGTCTCAACTTGCTGAACGACTCTTGGTGTCCAGAAGCATAAATTTTTTCACATGTCTCTGTAGTCTTTGTAAGATGATGGGCGGCTAGATTATTATTGTTTAGCCAATTAACAAATTTTCCAATCCATTTTGTAATTTTTCGGGTCACAAAGTTTTCTCCCCGTCTTTCACTTTCATGATTGAACAGAATTCCGCTAGAAGCGTGAATCCCATAACTGTCCCTGTAATTTCTTACCAAGTGGTGCGCAGCGAGTTTAGCTATAGCGTAAGGTGACTGCGGCATAAATGCGGTGTCTTCATCTTGATATTTATGTGTCGTTGTTGTTTCGTGTGTAACTAAAGAATCTCCTACAGAAGAATCAGTAGACTGTAATGTAAAGCTTTTGCCAAACATTTCGCTCGAAGACGCCTGATAAAATTTAATATCGTCCACTCTGGATGAAAGTCTAATTGCTTCCAGTATATTAAGACATCCTCCGGCAGTGACATCCCAAGTTAATGTCGGCTGCTTAAATGAAGTTCCTACATGAGATTGTGCTGCTAAATTATACACTTCATCGGGTTCGTATTTATTAATAATGTCAGACACACAAAATCCATCTGTAATGTCTCCCTCTACTAATATAAAATCTTTGTTTTTAATATTTTGATCTAGTCGCTCCGTCGTATCTACACTACTTCGTCTTGCAACACCAATTACTCTATATTCCTTTGAGAGTAGCAAGTCAGTTAAGTAAGAACCGTCCTGACCTGTAACTCCAAAAACTACTGCAGTCTTCATTTTAATCTCCTTTGACAGTCTCATTTGTTAGAAACGGTTGATCCACTATTCCATCTTCATATTCCATGTATTCAGATAAACGCTCTTTCTCTACCATAGTAGCTAATCTCATCTTTTCCATCTCTAGCCCTATCTGGGTTCTAAATGTAGGATCTGATACGATTTTCTTAACCAGTGATGCAAACGTTAGCTTAGAGTCCTCGATAGCCTTAATACGCTGCTCACGAGTACCCTTTAGATCCTTGAGCATTGTTGCCTTACGTGCCTGCAAATCTTTGTAATCCTTAGATAGCGTCTCTTGAGCCGCCTTGAACATTGCTATTTGTCGCTCTAATGACGAGATGTAGTCACGGTCTTGATCCTCTTTGTCTCTTTGTTTCTCAGCGATAATCAGCGCCTGCACGCCTTCGATGTTCTGCAAGCTCTCTTGTTGACTCGTTAAGATGCGGTTCATTAGAATTTCTAATTTAATGGTGTCTACTATTTGAATTTCTTCTGTATGAAACACGTCGTCTTTGAATTGCGCCCACATTTTCTTAAAGTGGAACTGAAAGAGCTCCAATTCTGACTCTGAAAACTGTGACTCTAGCTCCCTCCAGTAAGGTTTCGCTTTGAGTTCTTGATGAGCCTCTATTTCCCTCTTCTGCTTATTTGATATCCCAACATTCTTCTCGATCCAGCTTTTTACAGAAGAAACGCTACGACCAAGTTGATCTGCTATTTCCTCTGGAGAAAGAGCCTCGCAATTCTGCTCGATAAATTCTATATCTTCTACTGAAAATCTTCCCTTCTTCTTGACGGAAGTATCTTTCTTATCTATCATTGTTCACCATCCACAATCTTTCTAATCGTGTATTCTATTTCAGACTTTCTTTTTTTGGGTACAGAAACACCAGCGCACAATCGTAGATAGTCGGCCCGCATAGCTGCCGGAATACTATTCTTGACTAGCTCTTTAAGCTCCAAGTCTGATATTTTAGATAACAGGTCATCATCTTCCTTAGCTATACTAAAGTTCTCTAGATTCGCCGGTTCGAGAAGATTCTTCTTTCTCTTCTGAACCTTTTCTGCCTTACCTTCATCCTGACGGAAATAATTGTCTCTCTTAAAATTTTTGAGCCTGTTAGCTATATGTATAAACAAAAAGTTTTCGAGGGGCTTGGATTCGTCATATCTCTCTAGAGCCTCCATACCTATAATGAAGGCTTCTTGTTTTATATCTTCTGCTGCATAGAAGGCGAAGGTGTATTTATTGGACAGTTTATCACTAACTTTAGTAATCGTGTCAATAACTTCCTGTTCTGACATGTTACTGGGTACTCTCATTCAGCCTCGCCGTCTTGTTGTACGGTTAGTTTCTCTATCGCCGCAGCAGCTTCCTCTGGAGAAGGGTCTTCAGTGGACAGTTCTTCCGCCACACTTTCTTCAAGTTCATCCGAAGCCTTGGATACAAACTCAGATTCTATCTGCTTAGGGTCGTTTTTATCATGCGACATATTTTCTCCATTGCATTAAAATGTAAAATTACCTATAATAATAATAGGCTTTTATAAAAAACTATACACAAAAAAACATCTTTTTCAAAAAATACAAAACAAATAGGATATTAGCAGGAAGGAAAGGGCGATATGGATAGCGAGAAAAACATGAAATTCTGTACCGGGTGTG